GTGTCATCAGGTCTGTGTTGGGTTCCCGAAACACGATGGGCAGAGGAGCTAATCGAAGAGATAGCAGGGTTTCCGTTCATGAGCCACGATGACTTGGTTGACTCCACCGTCATGGCGTTGATGAGATTCAGACAGGGTGGGTTTATACGACTACCCAGTGATGAACCTGAAGAGATACAGTATTTCAAACAAAGACGTGGTGGGTATTACTGATGGCACAGAAAAAAGGACTAGGCGCATTAGAGTTTGCTCGTGTACCTGCTGGAAAGCCAGATGAGTTAGCTGATTACTCAGCAGATAATGTCCCCTATAAGTTTAGGAGTTTAGGGGATATAGAGTTCAGAGCAGATATGGATAGGTTTATAGGTGACGATAACCTACGACGGTTGGGGTTTGATATAGCAGAAAAAAAGACAGGTGGCGACTACGGCAAAATGATAAAAATGCCTATGCACTCAAAAGCATCGGAGACGGATTACGCATTAGCTAGCGCACAGCTTACACAGATTGATGCGGAGTTAGATAAGCTAGTAGATTTTTACAATGATGAGAATAAAGAAGGGGGTAGAGGGTTTCCCTCAGATGCATATACCAATACGTATAACATGCTTGTAAACAGAAAAAATTCTATTTTGAGAAGCCCTACCACATTTGGTACTACCACTAGCGGGTCTTTCATGAGTGAAGACAAGATGCAGGAGATATATGATATAATAGGAGAGAAAGTACCTGAAAAATTTAAAGGTTATCCTCAAATAACAGCAAATATAGATAGAAGCCAAAGTGAAGAATTAATAAGAGAGATAATGAGTCCCAGGTTTTCTAAAGAAGAGCAAAGCAGAATGTTAAAAACACTAAAAGATATTCCTGGATCTGTTTTGGCGCATGAACTTGGACATCTTGCTATGGATGATGTATCTCCGTATTTGTCAGATCCAAATGAAGGAGGTTACTTTGTTACACCAGGCATGGAGTTTAACGAAGAGGATTTGTTGGGGTTATTAGATAAGAAAACAGCTAGAGATAGAAATTTTGATCCTAGGGTAGCATCTCCAGTGGCTTATGCGAATTTTAGAGATGAAGGAATGAAACAAAAATATGAAGACCGTTTAGCTGAAATACAGCGTGTGGCAGGGGCATTATTAGAGAAAAGAGGCGTACCACCAGCAGCTGTACCTGTTGCAACAGGAGTAACTCCTAAAGAAAAGTCTTTTATAGAGAGGTTAAAAGGTTTAATTGGTATGTCAGCAGGTGGCATAGCTTCAATTAGAAAGGCATAATCATGGCAATAGAAAAAGGACTATTTCAAGCCCCAAAGGGTGTAGACGAAGAAGCAACAGAACAACTTGAGATAGAAATCGTAAACCCTGAGATGGTTACGTTAGATGATGGTAGTATGGAAGTAACCATCATGCCTGGAGCTGAAGGTGTTAGCACAGGGGCGTTTGATGAAAACATAGCGGAAAACATGGAAGAAGATCAACTCGCTGCTGTGGCTGATGAGTTACTGGGTAATATAGACTCTGATTTGGAAAGCCGTAAAGAGTGGGCGGATACGTTCGTCAAGGGTCTTGACGTGTTAGGGTTTAAGTATGAAGAGCGTACAGAACCGTGGGAAGGTTCCTGTGGGGTGTATTCTTCTGTACTGGCTGAAGCCGCTATTCGATTCCAAGCAGAGACAATGAGTGAGACGTTTCCTGCACAAGGACCTGTAAAAACAAAGATGTTAGGTCAAGAGACTAAAGATAAGAAAGAAGCGGCTGATCGTGTAAAAGCAGACATGAACTACGAGCTGACAGAGAATATGGTAGAATATCGATCAGAGCATGAGCGTCTGCTCTACAACCTTGGTCTAGCAGGGTCTGGGTTTAAGAAAGTGTATTATGACCCTAACTTAGGACGGCAGGTTGCTGTGTTTGTACCTGCAGAAGATGTGATTGTACCTTATGGAGCATCGCATATAGAAACAGCAGAGCGTGTGACACATGTCATGCGGAAAACGAAGAACGAGTTAAAGAAGCTACAGGCTAGTGGGTTTTACGTAGATGTAGATCTTGGTGAGCCACAGGCGTACCACAGCGATATAGAAGAGCGTAAAGCAGAAGAGGGTGGGTATTCTCTCACAAATGATGATCGCTATAGTATATACGAGGTACACGCAGACATAATCATAGATGGAGTTGATAATTCAGATGAAGGCATAGCCAAGCCATATATAGTATCTATAGAGCGTGGGTCGTACAAAGTATTGGCTATACGAAGAAATTGGAACCCTGATGACGATTTAATGTTGAAAAGACAGCACTTTGTGCATTATGTATATACCCCAGGCTTTGGGTTCTATGGTCTTGGGCTGATACATATTATTGGTGGGTACGCACGAGCAGGTACATCCATAATACGCCAGCTTGTAGACGCGGGTACTTTGGCAAACCTCCCAGGAGGGTTAAAAGCCAGAGGATTACGTATTAAGGGGGACGATACGCCCATAGAACCTGGGTCTTTCAGAGACGTAGATGTTCCGTCAGGTAGTATACGTGACAACATTATGCCACTGCCATACAAAGAACCCAGCCAAGTATTACTAGCATTATTGAAAGATATAACTAACGAAGGGCGTAGATTAGGGGCTGTGAGCGATATGAACATATCGGACATGTCGGCTAATGCTCCTGTGGGTACGACTCTTGCCCTGTTAGAGAGAACACTTAAACCGATGGCCGCTGTGCAGGCACGTGTACATTATGCCATGAAGCAAGAGTTTAAGTTATTGAAGAAGTTAATGGCTGAGTATGCCCCTTTAGAGTATGATTACCAGCCTGCAAGAGGTGAAGTAACAGCACGGCAGGCAGACTACGCTATGACTGATGTCATCCCTGTATCAGACCCGAACAGCTCTACGATGGCACAGAGGGTGGTGCAGCACCAAGCTGTGTTTCAAATGGCTCAGTCTGCACCACAGATATATGATTTACCCCAGTTACATAGACAGATGATAGATGTTCTAGGGGTAAAGAACGCTGAAAAGATAGTTCCAATCAAAGAAGATATGAAGCCAACAGATCCTATAAGCGAAAATATGGCAGCCTTACAAGGTAAACCCATGAGAGCTTTTATATATCAAGACCACGACGCACATATAGAAACACATATGTCGTTTATGCAAGATCCTATGATTGCCCAGATGATAGGGCAGAACCCGCAAGCCAAGCAGATTATGGCATCTTTACAGGCACATATAGCCGAGCATCTTGGGTTCAAGTATAGGAAAGATATAGAAGAACGACTAGGTGTAGAGCTACCTGCACCAAATGAGGAACTACCAGAGGAAGTGGAGGTTAACTTGTCAAGACTAGTAGCACAAGCAGGTAAAGAACTAACGCAGTCTCATATGCAACAGGCTGCTCAGAAACAGGCTATGGCAAAGGCGAAAGACCCTGTAGTACAGATGCAACAAGCTGAGTTACAGATAAAAGCGCAGGAAGTACAGCGTAAAGCTGAGAAAGATAAAGCCGATGTAGCCTTGCAACAAGCTGAACAAGCACGTAAGGCTAAAAAAGATCAAGCTGATGCTATGATTGAAGCGGCTAAACTACGGAAAGAAACATAGTGGCGAAAACAATATTTGATGTTCTAGCGAACAAAATCGAGGCAGAAATAGCCTCTGCACAGAATTTCCTTGAAGCAGGGTCAGCAAAAGACTATGCAAACTATAGGGAGATCGTTGGACTGATACGAGGTCTAAAGTCCAGCGTACAACACATACAAGACCTTGCGAAACAACAACTGGAAGGTGACGATGACTGAAGTAGTACAATTGACGGACGACGAGCTAGAACAACAATTACCACGCCCTGTGGGGTATAGAGTGCTTATAGCTTTACCTGAAATAGAGAAGACGTATGGAAATACTAGCGTCTTGAAAACAGATAAAGAAATACATCACGACTATATTATGTCTATCATGGGACTCGTTGTGGATATAGGCGATGGAGCTTATAAAGACAAAGAACGTTTCCCCGATGGCGCATGGTGCAAAGAAGGTGATTTTGTGATGTTCCGAGCAAACAGTGGAACACGATTTAAGGTGGCTGGAAAAGAGTATCGTTTATTAAACGATGATTCTATAGAGGCTGTAGTAGCAGATCCTCGTGGTATAACGAGAGCATAAGAGGTAAAAAATGGCATTTGAAAAAGTAGAGTATAAGTTTCCTGATCCTGACGATACAGCGAAACAAGATATAGAGATAGAAAATTCTAGCGCTATAGAAGTCGATCTATCAGGTAAGAAAGAAGAAAAAGATGAACCAAAAGCTAACGGAGCAGATGATAAAGGAATCCAGAAAGCTACGCCTAAAGATGAGCTTGAAGTCGAAGTTGTTGATGACACACCGAAAGCTGACAGGAATCGTAAGCCTTCTGAGCCACCCGAAGAGGTCACTGATGAAGAGCTTGAAGATTATTCTGAAAAAGTTAGAAAACGTATACAGCATTTTAGCAAAGGCTATCACGATGAAAGGCGGGCAAAAGAAGCAGCCTTAAGAGAGCGTGACGAGCTAGAACGGTTTGTAAAATCTATTCAGGATGAGAATAACAAACTAAAAGGTAGCGTTACTAAGAACCAGACAGCATTGTTAGATCAAGCAAAGAAAACAGCAGAAGTTGAACTTACACAAGCTAAAAAAGCATACAAAGATGCGTATGAAGCTGGTGACGCAGATGCTGTTATAGCTGCACAAGAAAGTATAACAAATGCAACTATAAAGACCGATAGGTTAAATAATTTCAAAGTTCCTTCTTTACAGGAAGAAACTGATGGAGTACAAATTAAAGAAGGGTCTAAACCTGCTGCTCCCACTGTAGATCCACGGGCGCAGGATTGGGCAAAGAAGAACACTTGGTTCGGTACAGACGACGAGATGACAAGTCTGGCACTGGGCTTGCACAACAAACTTGCCAAGCAAGGAGTTGATTTGCAGAGTGACGAATACTA